CCACTCCTGCGCTTCCTGCGGCTGATTGTGCGGCTTGCTCACTTTTTAAAGCGGCAGTTTTGGCAAGGTTGGTGGCATCGAGGACGAGTTGATTCGTTTCGTTAGCTTTGGCAAGGGAGGCTTGTACATCGGCCTCGATTCCTTGTGTTTGGGCGACTAAAGCTTCGATCTGGCGTTGAGCAGCGGTAAAAGCCAGAGATCGCTGGCGTTCGGCGTTCTGGGCAGTTTGCGCTACCTCATCGGCTTTCAGCGCTTGCGCACGCACCAGATCAATCTCATGGGACTGCGCTTTTAGAAGCTTTTCCAATGCTTTGCCGTTTGCCTCGAATTTGACCCACATGATCCCGAGAGAGATCGCTACAATGGCAAGATGACAACCCCAGAAAAGCAAATCATTGGCAGTTTCCGTACTGAACCGGCGTTTGCGCTTTTTGACAGGTTCAAGTGTCGGTTCAATTCCCGTTACGTTTTCCTTCCAATCTTTCGAGTCGTCTATCGATTCGTTCAAAAATGACCGAGTTGCGTTCGATAACCTTCGTTGCGTCGCCGACCATTCCTCTAAGACTTTCGATATACTCTCGTCTCTCACCTTCGTGGGCCTTCTGTAGTGCTGCCATATCCTTGCGGGTTGCTCGAATAAAAATCCAGCAGATGCCAAGTACCAAGGCATACAACAAAATATTTAATGTCTGTATTGGCCATGAAGAAACACGCTCCACCCCTTTCAAGGCTTCGTCGATAACTTCGCTGGATACGGCTAAAATCATTCATACTCAATTCATCAGCCCAAGTTTTCGTTTCTGGTTCTCGGCCAAAGCAAGAACCACATCAGTTGGTCGAATTGGCTGAGCCGGATTTAACGGCACGGCCTGAGACCCTTGTGTATAAGCAAGTCGCTGCGCAATTTTCCACTGATTATTAGTCAAAGGGTAATCACTGCCGGCTTCCCAGCCGGCTTGCGTTTTGGCAAGCTCTACTCCCTGGGGTCCTTTTAATACATCAACTGTAAGAGGGTCACTAGGCTTTAGACCGATCGAATCCGCAACTTTAGCCGCATAATCCGAGACATTCTTTTTGCTACCGGTTGTTCCACTCCACTCATCAATAATTTGGCCAATGGGTTTACCTATGTATTGAGGCGAAGCGAGCAAATCGAACTGTGCGGCAGCCCCCAATACCGGTGAATCGAATTGCGCAATTTTATTGCCATCGCGCAATTGTTCATAAGAAGTAGAACCAAACCGCTGCGAACTTGGCCCGGGCCACATCGCTCCCGGATTATTCGAGCGAATCGAGGCTGGAATAAGCGGGTCCGGATCCGGGTCTAAATCGTCGCGTCTCAATTCATCAACCCCTTTTTCTTCTTCTTATGGGTCCCGGTAATCGTGCCGGCATTCTGCGAAGCGTAAAAAACCTGCTCACCCTTCTTCTTGCCATAGCCACCTTCAGATTCAGGTTTCTGCATGGCCGCCTTGATTTTCTTTCCCTTCTTAGTAAGAGGCATAAATTAAGGGGGAGGGGGTGGGAAGCCGAAGACCAAGAATATGATAAATAAAACGAAACTCATTCCGAGTTTTCTCCTTTCTCTCTTAATCGGGAATTCGCACACTGAAACGTTGCTGTTGTCCTTGCTGAATAGTCTGTTTATCGTATTCCTCGCTCAAATAAGCATAAGCCTTTGATTCTTCAGCCTGAGCCTTTTCGTTCTGACCATTGACGACTAAACTGTCGGCAAAACTGGCCTGCTGCACGAAACGAGCAAGAACATAGGGAATTTGAAAAATCAGCCAGGCATCGGCACTTGTGCTCGGGATTTTATTTAAATTGCCATCAATCAGGGAATGATAGGTATCATCCCCATAAATCACCGCATCGCCGGCCGCATAAGTAACGCTGGAATCCCAATCAAACATCCCCAGCCCGCGGTAAGGAGTACGGAAATTGATCCATACCGTTGCCGGAGTCTCATTGACTACGAAACAAAGACCTTCCTTGGAAACCACAAACGGCACCTCAACCGCATCGAGTTCCTCGTAAGGATTTAGTGTGTAAGCTTCGAAACAGGCGCCGATCGGAGTTTTACCAATCTGAAACCACGGGATTCTGGCCGGCGAAACCTTAGATTCTGGAGTCCAAAGTGCAGGATTAGTGAGTGGACCCCCAACACCGCTCGATACGGCCACATAATAACTACGAGTGCAGGGATCCCAAACTTCCGCTCCTGCTTCATAACAGAGGCTAGAATTGTAATCATCACGAAACGCTCGCTCCTCGGTTTCGGTGATCTCAAGAAAATTATAAAGCTCCCAGCTTTCGCGCAACCGATCGTCCATGCTCGCCAGAATTTCATGGGCCTGATCCGGTGCCAGATTAACCAACGGATCCAAACCAATCCGACGAGCTACGTAATGGACGACTTTTCGAGTGGAAACTGGGAAATTCACGGTCGTACCACAAAAGTTTTTCGCGATCGGGACCGAACAATGACATTCGGATTATCGCGTTTGAACTCGTGTATGAAGTTCTCATCATTCCAACATTGACGCCCTTCCTTGCGCACCCAATGAAAGAACACCTCGGGATCAAGCCGCATATGGCATTCTCCAAGACCATCCATCCAATGATTATCAAGTCTCTGAGTCGCCGCGGCGACTCGCTTTTGCGAGCTGTAAACAAGCTCGGCCCGCGCCCGTTCCTCATCCTGAAGCGTCCGGCAAAAGTCCTCCACGAACTCCGCACCGAACGCTTCTGAGAGACTCTGGGCCATACCTTCCCAGCCGGTAATCATGCCGTCGGGGCAATTTTCCCAAGTCCAAGTGGATTATAAACCGCTAAACCGCAGATCGCGTCAACATAGCCCCTCGGACCACCTCCAAGATTGGGAAGCTCGGTATATGCCGGCTGACGATTATAGCGAAGTTCTACGAGGTCCCAGTTCATCAGGTACCCCCGACCGTTTTGGATATTTCCGGGAGCAGAATCCATAGCTAACCACAAGGACAAGATCAACTTCACACTTCCGAAATCGCCTTGCCAAAAGTCTACCGTGTTAATGATCGCCTTATCATTGGAATCCTGATTATAACGACGCAAAGGGACAGTCGAAACAGAACTCGGGACCCAAGCCGCATAGCTTGAGAACGCCTTCTTTAGATTCACACCACAAATCAAGTCAAAATCATACTGCTGCCCGGTCTGCTGATAAATTGACTGACAGACGCCATTAACATCGTCTTCAATAGTGGTAGCAGTGGTCTTAGTCAAAATAGACGCTGCAGGAGTCAGGTAGGCAGCCGGCACTGGCTGATCGCCTTGCGCGGTATTAGTAATCCACTTGCCCATACCGCGGGTCAGATAAGGCAAAGTGCTGCCGTTATCAGCCTGGCTGTCCTGATCGCTACAAAAAGTAGCTTCCATGTTGCGTTTAAGCTCCACAATGGCGTGAGAGATTGCCCGCTTCATTTCACCTTTTTGGCCAATCCCAGCAACATTGGACACGTTCTGGGCGATATCACTCACCATAAAGGCACGCCGAAACTTCTGAATTCGTCCGTGCAGTTTAGCCCGTTGAGCAGCCTCGTTAATGTAGTCACCGGAAACAACATCGACCCCGTCGATAATACCCCCCAAAACTGCTGCTGCATATGCATCAGCCTGCCAATCGAAAATGGAATTGGCGGGTTCCGATCCCTTGGGGACCATAGAGGTAAATGGTAAATTTTTTGCGTCTACCGTCGCGATAACATCGGCAAAATCTTCGCGCTTGCCGACCTGGTTAATTTCCAGCAAAGCAGCCATAGAGAAATAAGAGAGAATTTTTTAAGGGTTAGCGCGCTCTCCCTTAACCTTTGCCAATCAGAGATTCGCTAAAGACATCCAAAGCATTGCGATCGGTCGCGATGCGGTTGAGAAGTTCCTTGGAGAGCACAGATTTCTGCGAAACCTTGGCCCCCGAAGAGGGACTCGGTGCTGCGAGAGTAGAAGGTTTTGAAGGAAGGGCCTTACCATTGGCACCCGCGAGAGTCTTCGCGAAACGAATCTTCTGGCCAATCACTGCATCAGCAATAATCAGCTGATAATCCGGAATATTGCGCAACTGAGGAAAAACCCTGATCCAAGTGTTCAACGCTTGATTCAATTCCGTTCCTTCTTTGTACAATCCCGGATAATACCGCTTCGCCTCAGCCTCGAAACCCGCTCGCGCTTCCAAATACTTGGCTCGCTCCGGGATATGCTCAGTCAAGAGTGAATCGGCTGTCGCCAGGAGTCGCCTCACATACTGCGCCTCAAGAAACTTAGTTCCCCCATTGGCATCCTCGACTTCGCCACCCTCCAGGTGTTCCAAAGCCCAGGTTTTGACTCTGCGAGCATCACTCAAACGCTTGCTCAAATCCTGAATCGTTTCAACATCAGCCAGGGGACTATCCACAGTAGGTGCCAGCGGGGCTAGCTTTCCTACCTGCGCTTCAAGCTCCTTAACTCGTGTTTGGAGTGCTTCAGCTTTCTCGTTCGCTTCGTACTTCTGACGGACCAGTTGATCAATCCGCTTCTGAACACTGTCAGGTAAGACTTCCTTCTTTTCTTCTTCTGCAGCGAGAGTTTCCTCTAGAGGAAGTTCCGCTGTTTCTTGCGCCGGCTCTTCAGTTACGGAACCCTCCGTTTGACTAACCGGCTTATCTCCTGATTCACCGCTATCACCGAAATATTTCTCTAGCCCGGGCACGCCCGCTAGCATGCTATCAATGGCGCTATCAGAAAAAGCGTCAGTGCTCTGCTGCTGGTCCGTCTCGGAAACGGAGGTTGGCTTTTGTTCTTCTGCCATGGATTGCTTAGAAATTAGCGTTCCAAGATTTGGCTCAAGAACAAACTAGAAAAACGTATCAGAAGCAAGTTTTTACGTGTTGGGGTCAGGAAAATCTTGCTCGTGCGCTACATTTCGTAACCCTTCAAAACTTGCTATGACATAATCAGCATAAGCGGCAAAACCCGTCAAAAACGCCAGCCGGCCATGATCGGAAGCAACTTTCTCATCTCGCAATAAGGCTTCACTTTTATACTTGGCTTCCAGGAGCAACTGCTTTACCGCTCCCCATTGGCGCATTGGCATGTCCCGCATCGCATTAGCCAATTGTTTGGCATCGAGCTCGGGCGCCTCGTAAATTTTAACGAACGAAGGACGAACGTTTTCCTGTTCTTTACGAAAAAAGAAGCGAAACGGGTAAATCTCCTTGGCCATTCAAGTAGAGGCCGACACAAAACTTTCAGTTCGCGCCACGGCCTCAAGCAGATGATCAAACTCAGCAAAAGTCAGACGTAAAAATTCAGAATCCTGCCTCGAAAAAATCAATAGTTGTTCCTCGTTCCGAATCTCGACGCTGCAGTGGGGAAGTTCGACGATCGTGTGTATCATAGTTTCGCCTGAGCGCCTGAGCGAAACTTCGCTCTGCGCGTCTCTGTTTGGATTTCTTCCGAGATCCCTGATTAGCCATAAGAAATCATGTTACACTAAAGGCAAGCGCGTTACTCCATTGCCCGTCAGAATTGTGTACCGCAACCTGCACCGAACCGGCAGTGGCAATAGCCGCAGCTGTGATAATCACACTCAAAGAGAGATCCGTTCCACCCGGTTCAGGCGTCAACGTTACCCCGGCAACATCGACCGTGGCTCCAGCGTCAAAACCGGTACCCGTAATCGCCACCGTCACATCCGCATTGGCCGGACCAGTATCCGGATTCAAACTCGTAATAGCCGGTGCCGCAACAGTCGCTCCTTCGCCTTTATAACTTACGCAAAAATCGTACAACCACGTGAAAAAAGCGTAATCACCAGCCGGACTACTCGGGCAAGAATAAATTTTAGCGACTATCAGGTCCAAAAAAACCTGGTCACCTTCCCACGGTTCACCCTCAACCCCAATAATACCAAGTGGAGCCGGAGCAGGACCAGCAAAAGCCGGCTGCTCATCATAAGGCGCAGGGGAAATAGTATAAGGAGGATCAACAACAGGAGGATCAACAACAGGAGGATCAGCAATAGCCATATTTTAAGTAGCGGTAAAGTTAACAGAAGCAGAAGGAGTAGTGCCGGCGACATTCCTGACAATCACAGGGTAAGTACCAGCAATAGGAGTCAAACCGGCAGCAACATTAAAAGTGATGGTAGTAGCTGTCACACTCAAGATCGTCATAGGGATTCCATTAAAGGTGACAGTCGCCGCAGAATCAAAGTTCGTTCCCGTAGCAGTCATCGGCGTAATAGCCACTGCGTGAGTGCCGGTGGTCGGCGAAATTGAAGAAAGCGTCGGGTTATACGTCCCAGTACCGGTCTTATAACGAGTCGCAATTAAAGCGATAGCCTCAATAAAAGCGTTATCGCCCTCGGGGCCGCCCGGAATCAAATATTTCGCGCTATTGTACGCTGTTACAAAAGCGGGATCGAGCTTGGAAATAGTTTCCACCAGGTTCGACGGATTCGGAGCACCCGGGGGCGAAACTTCCATATAACCACTACCTAAAATTGGGGCTGGCATAAAATTCTCTGTTTGTATCGGTGACGAGATGACTTCATCTCGTCACCAATGTTTTTAAAGTGGATTTACATTGGTCCTGTCGGCGGAGGCGCGGGACCGACACCCCCGATTTGTTGTACCGGACTTGGATTAGTCCCGATTTTCCCAATCATCGCGTTTTGCTGTTGCTGAAGCTGGAACTGGAAACCTTTAATACGGTTTTGCAAACGTTGCATAGCCAGTGGGTTCTGCCTCAGGAAATTCACATAATCCTGACTGGTTTGCAGCGTATTTTGAATTACTTGAAGTCGTAGTTGCGCATTTTGTCCGCTCTGATAAAGCGGAGGTTCGACTCCGGAAACAATCTGAGCCAATGCTCCCTGCTCATCGGTGATCTCGGCCTGGGTCACCTGACCTTGAGGTTTGACTAGCCGCGGACCCATCGCGGGATCAATCGCTCGCGCGGCATAAGCGGTTAAACCGGCCCGGTCCACTACCCCGGCCGCGTCGGTCCCGATCAATACCGTATTGATCAAGTTAAGCTTCTGCTCAAGATACTCTAAGTTCAAATCCCGGGCGTCAAACTCCAACACCAAACTCATATTGTTCTGGATGAAATCGCGGTTAGTCGGCATCTGCAGATCCGGGTCCCCGGAAATCTGCTGCCAATCCTCCGGCGCCAAAAATTGCTGACAAAGTTGAAAAACCTGCACCATCACCTCGCGTTGTTCACCCAACCACGCGTCAATCAGTCTCTGTTGTTTGCGAACGACTTTATTCGGGTCAACACCTTCCAAATTTTTGCCAAAATAATTGGCCGTATCCCTGCGAATACTGTTTTCGGTATCAAAAGAACTGCCGTCCATCGGTGGAGGCGCTAACCAACCAATTTCTCCCGGCCTTAAGACTCCCAATTGACTGGCCGGTCCAAGTTTGTACTGCTGTTTCCCCCGGCCAAGAGGAACGGTCAACGGAGGAATCGTCGAAATCGAGGTGCGATCATTGCGAGAATCCCGCTGAACTTTTATCTCGGCCTGAGCCGTATCAGCAATGTCGCCAATCCCGCGCGACTCTAAGGCGCTTCGCGATCGGTTTTCTCGCCTGCAAAGGATGAACGGATACTTTCCATGAGCGTATGGAAAAGGAAGTCGACGAGCAATAGTGCTTGTAGAAGGGTGGAAGATCGTAACCAGCGTTTGACGGTTGCCATTCTCATCATTTCCGCGGTAATAGGCGTAAAAAACTTCGCATAATTGGTCCATCTCGTCAATATAAGTGCGATCCCCCCATCGACTGGTCGAATCATGGGTGAGGGAGTAAATCACGCTCGCCCCGGTATTGGTTAACACAAAGCTAGTAAACTTCGGGTCCCATTGCTCCAGTTGCGCGCGATCTTCCACACTCGGCTTGGGTAACACATCGCGTCGCACCACCCACGGAGCTTTCTGGATGTCGTAAGTCGACCGGTAAAAGAAAATATCCTGAAATGTCCGGTACGCCGTAACAGTTGGCCGGTCGGTGCGAATGTAAGGCCGGTTAAAACTGAATTGCCCGGTTTGCATCAATTGCCCAAAACTCACTACCGGGTCAGCTTGCGGAAAATATTGCCCAAACTTCTGCGCGGCCGCAGCTAGATCATCCTGCGAAAGGCCTTTGCCAACGTTTTCCATCAGATAGGATAAAAGAGCCCCGAATTCTGGGTCCTGCTGCGCAATCCTGAGAATATCCTGCATCGTAACCACCACATTCTCCGAATCAGTCTCAATCAGCCAGTCGATCCCAATTACCGAGCTCCCATACTGCTGCCGCCATTGCGCAGCCAGGTCACGCTCCCGGTTAAGCTCCTCAGCCAGCATCCGATTAACGTAATCTAAGACAGATGTAACAGCTCTTGCCATATCGTCGTAGTCGGAGTTCGCCGGTAAGGCTTGCATATGGCAATTCTTATCAGCCACCCGCATAATATCGACATCGTCGTTAACCAGATCGTCAACGTAATAAGGCCGGATGTCAGACGCACCTTCCCACGGGAAAGCCTGTTTCTTGAGGAACTTCGAGTACTTGCGCCCATCATCCGCTTGCCCAGGCCATTTGCAATAACGCGTGTCATCCAAACGCGAAACCAAATTGTAATAGGCAGCCGCTTCTTCCACGCTGGTCTGAAACTGCTGTTTGACATCTTCAAAATCCATAATCCCCCTAGTAAGCGCCTCCCTCGACAATGGTCAGCTCCCGCTCATTGTAATCCACCAGTTTTCCCACAGCCATGTACCGCAACACGTCAATCGGATCTTTGCTTGCACCCATCTTACCGTCTTTCCCGCTCCAGATCTTGAGCGCAAAAATCACGTTAGGACAGCACTCGGAAATATAAAGACTCGGGGACTTAAGCAACCCTTCGGTATCTTCCTCGTAGTCAAACATCGAGTTGATCAAACTTACCCCTTCCTCAATCGGATCCATCGGCGCCGGGTGAAAGATCAACCCCAAATTCACACATTCCTCAATCAAAGTAGTAGCACTATCAGCACTCTGCGTCGGCGCCGAACCGAAACGCGAGTCCATCCACCGCTCGGCTATCTCTTCAGTTCCCTCCAACCGCTCAATCTCTTCCTGGTAACGCTTGATCCCCCAACCATAGGTCGCCTGCGCCGGCCCCGCCCGGCCGTCAGCCAGCCGACCGTCAGGTTCCGCCCATGCCCCAGGATCGCCAACCCCGGGAATGTATTGCCCGGGACTAGGCCATTCCCGGTATACATAATGTTTCCCATCAGGTTGGACCAATACCCAGATCATAAACCAATTGCGGCCACTGGCCGGGTCAACCATGTGATAACGCGTCCCGCTCCTGGGGATCTGATCGGGACTAACCACATGAACCGAATCCCGAAACTTCGGGAACCTCGCTACCGTAGCTTTGGTAGGAATCCCATACGCGCGACACAAAATCTCCTCGCGACTCGCTCCATCAAGCGTTTTGCGAATTGTCTCATACCCGCCAAAAGGATTGTCACTGGAGTGAAAATAAATAATCGCCGCATTCTTGCGCTGCGGCTGCTGAATGCGCGGTACCGTGTTGGAATAACGACCCATCGTCCCCTTTGGTAACAACGGCGCCGGCGCACGCTCAGTCGTTAAAGCCCCATCCAGATATTCCTTGATCGTCGGTGTCCACCCCTGGATCGGAGTGAAACTGATCAACAGAAGGCCGTCCCTGGTCACCAGCCGGTAACGTAACGTCTCAATCCAGTTGAGCGGCACCAGCTCGTCCGCCCAAATAATGTCGCAGTTGCCACCCTCAATTACGTCGTCCTTCTGACTGTAATGACGAAAAATGCACTCGCTCGAATTCGGTAAAATGAACTTCGCATTACTAAAACCCATTTTCTGACTGTAACTGATGTTCGTCACCCGACCCTTGCGCGCAGTCTTGTACTCTAGGGGCAAATACGCATAAAGAAGCGGCTGCTGCATCTCAATCGAGTTGTCAAAAGTCGTCTGCAAACACCAGGCCGTCCGTTTCGGGCCGCTAAGCAACGTCTCAATCACTCGCCGAGCACAATAAGAACTCTTCGATGCCCGGTTCCCCCCTAAAATCAAAATCTCCTTCTTCCCTTTAGCTATCTGAGCGTCTACCAGCTCCCACACCCGCGGTATATACCCGTACCGCCATGGGTCACTCTGCTCTAACTCAATCCGCTCATTGCGCTTCTCTAAATACGCCCGCGTCGCATCCGGGTCAGCCTCAAACTGCTCCCGCGTCGGTACCGGGTAAAGCGGATGCGGCAAAACTCGCCACCCACCACCACTACCAACGTCCCCAGAAACGGGGGAGCTTGTCGAGGAACTCATAACGCTGTAAATCCGTCTGCTGATGCATCTGTTTGCACTGGGTCTCCAAGTTGATCCTCATCCCTTTACGAAATTTTTTGTTGCTCTTGACCCATAAACTCACCTTGCGCCCCGAAGCTCTCTGAGCCAATAACAGCCGCGGATTTGCCCATTGACGAATAATCTGCACCACCGTCTCACTCAAAGGATAATCGTTAGGAAGACATCGAACCCGCGGACGCTCAGGCTCCGGTAAATCCTCAGTCCGAATCGGCGTAACGTGCTTTCGCAACTCGGCCACTCCCTCCGGACTATATTGAATCTCAAAATCGACGTAATTAAAGTGATAGCCTTTACGAAGCAACCCCTGCCGCTTCATCGCCAGTTCCTTCACCGGCAAATTCCAGTGCATCGCCAATGCCGACTCGGTGGTGGGCGTAGTCAAAGTCTCATCCATAGAACACCCGAAAAAACACGTATTACGCCTGTTATGAAAGGAAAACAAGCTTTTAAACTCGGAGGAAAAGAAATCACTCCGCCGCATGACGCAGTTCGGCAATCAATCCTTTTGGGGCTTGAATCCTGGATTTGCCTTCCCAATCTCTACTAAAGCTTTCCAACGCATCCGCTGCTCGGAGACAAAGCGCTTTAAGCTGCGCATTCTGGACAATAAGCGCGCTTGAACCAGTCAGCAGTACTTGCGGATTGTGTTGCAGCTGTAGGTTAAGTGGATCTTCGTTCATTCTGCCGCCTTCCGAGAGCAATCTTTCGCCAGTCTTATATAATATAACAAAACCCAATAACGTTATACTAGCAATTAATTTAAAAAAAATTTTTCTGGGAGGATTAGAACGGTCGGCAAATTGCTAGCCGGCCGCGCGGCCGATCCCCGCCCCCCGTTTTTGCTAGGCGGGCTAGCAATTAACTTCCGTAGCATGGAAGTGTCATTAGCTCGCGAATCAAGTCTGGAAGCGGGTTTGGTGGTCATCTCTATCAGTTGGACTCTATCAATAAGCGTCATCCGCGAAACCTCGAGCGTTTTAGGAAAACTACGACTTAGACAGGTTTCACTTTCATAAGCTATTCTTTTTCTCTTGGAGTTGAGCCCTTCGGCCCGGGATTATCCGCGGAGCTATCCGCTGACTCCGCCGAAACTTCGGTTACCTGCGCTTTTGGCAGGGCATCGAACATTGCTTTAAGATCCTCTGGCCGAGGAGCGGAGACATGCTCGGTTCGCGAGGTGACGCCACCGGTCAGAAGCTGAATCTTATCAAGCACCGTGGACAAGGCACCGGGAACTTTATCGATCCCGATCTTATGCTCATCATCGAGTAGCCGGCGACTCATGGCCAGGCTGACTTCTTCAAGGTTAAGAACGATCTGGGTTCTAGCTGCGCTCACGGCTTCGGGGTGCATTGTCCGAATAAACCGCACGAGATCTTTATCGACCTTATAAGAGTTGCCCAACTGCTTTGGGGAAAGCCCGTCCATGAGTCCGACAACAATGGCGGCATACTTTTCGGGGCTGTCCTTGTGAAGCCTTTGAGCAGCTCGTGCGAAGCCCGGGTAACGCATCTCCTCGATACGCACGGCTCCGAGATAAGCACTTCCCAGCCGTTTGGCGAAACTCTTCAGATCATTTGAGATCTCGAGCGTGGCGGGCGATCGCGGCATAACTTTTTATACGGGATACTTCTCGCCTTGACAATCCCAAGTGCCACAGCCAACCTACTATTGCGGTGAATTTCCTCCTCAAAACCAACGGGTCCTTCTTCGAAGCCAATGCTATGGCTTTCTCTTTTTCTCGTTTTTCCACTTTGAGGTAATTCTCTAAGGAGAGAGAGAGATAATAAATTCTCTAGAGAGTTTTATCCTTATCCTTAAGAGAATTCCGCTTGTAATCCGTATACATTTCTTTTCGCGCAAGGTGAAATGTTTGTCTTACCAATCCGTGTTACCAGTAATAAAGTTTTTCTCAGCGAGGTGGAAATCTTTGGCTAACATTTGTATGACATTTGATAATAGCAATTCTAAAAAAGTTGATCTTATTTCACCCCAAATTTGACAAAAAACCTGTCAAATTTGACAAAAAACCTGTCAAATTTGGGGTGAAATAAGATAACTGTTTTTAATTCACCCGAAATATTTTGTAATCCGCTATCAATCCATCGTTTCCAGTGGACTAGCTTTGATGTTACGGTGCATACGGATTTTGGTCATTAACTCCGCGACATTCACCTTGTGCAAGACTCCTGCGCGTTTGAGCAGGATATAGTGCTCGACGATCTGGATTTTGAGCTGTGGTGATTCGGCCTTGAAGATTTGGGGCAGGATATCGTCGAGTAATTCGGAGAGCAGCCGGCTGGGGGTGGCATCCAGCTGTGCGGCGTAACAATCCAGGAGGAAAACGCTGGTTTCGCTCAGGCGCACGGTGCGGGGGATTGTTGAGAACTTATTAAGCTCAAGCCAATGGCTGGGAGGGCTGTCGGAGTTCTGTTCGTGGCCGGGGTTTTCTCGTGTTTCTCTTTTGGTTTTTTTCTGTTTGGCAGGCACGATCGTCTCCGGAGCGTGGTGGGATTGGTTTGGTCTCAAGTATCTGGTGGTTCGTACTCCGTACGGACCACCAGCAGTACACGTAATAGGGGTGTTAAATTTTATCAACAACTAAATCAAACGTTTGCCCCACTTGAAATTTCACACTTTGCAATACTCTTCAGACGGCATGTAACATCAAATGTCATACAAATGACATATAAGATCGAATGCGTATGTATTTGCGCCTGTACCGAGATACTTTCCTAGGGAAAATCGTGCAGCATGACGATTGTGAATTGCAGCAACAATATAAATGTGCGTTGGGACAGAAGAAAGGGCTTGCTGCCGACAAAAGAATGCTTTAGGTCGAAGTTGTCTCTGATAATCACATCAGATGGACGCTGACGGAGTCTTAACCAGAAAGGATTTTTGCAATGACTGATGCCATAACAAGCAAGCGCAAACGCGAGCTGCTGACCCTGGATCTGGGTCGTGATTTAAGGGGGCGGGTCGAGCAGATTGCCCAGGCCAATAACCTGAGCGCCTCCCAGACGGTGCGAATGTTGATTTTGAAAGCGCTGCAGTCCTTTGGCAGTGACCGCAGTATCCAGGTCAAAATCCCCGAAACCTCGCTCCTAGATTCCAGTATTTCTGGTAAAACCCTTTAACTCTCGGAGGTTTAAGCCTTTATGCCCAAGGTTGCCTTGAGTAGCGCGCCGGATGTTCCCCTGATGCGTCGCAGTGACGCTATCCGCCACCTGGCCGGTGAAGGAATGCTCAAGCGGTGCGAGCTTGCCGGCTGGTTGAGTGCGCGGGTGCGTCGCAAGAAGTACGTCGTTTATCGCACGGCCGATGTACTGGCGTGCATCGCCCGCATTGATGCTGGTGAATATCCCGAAAGCAAAAACGATGCAAAATAAGGACTTTTTCCTGCTCGCTCTTGATGCGGGAAAACACGGTGCCCTTGCCTGGTGGGACAGCACACGGGCCTTTCCCAATGTGACCAATCTGGCCCTTGGGGCGATCGAGATTCAGGCTCAGATTGGCCGGCTGCCGATTCCTGATGGGACCAGGCGTGTGGCTGTCTTAGAAGAAGTCGGAGGCTTTATCGGTATTCCGCAGCCCGGGAGCCGGATGTTCGAATTCGGCCGTGCTTTTGGTCATGTCGAGGGGGCATTGGCAGCTCACAATTTTGAAATCCACAAGGTGCGCCCCAGGACGTGGCAGAAATCCTTATCCGCGCTCTCCAGGCCCGGCGAGGATAAAACGAGCCACAAACGCCGTTTAGGGGCCTTAGCACGCGAACTGACGCCCATCCTCAAAGATAAAATCACCCTCCAGAACGCCGATGCGGTTTTACTGCTGCATTTTGGCCTAGAAAAATTCGCTAATGGATCTGTTTCCCCATCAGAGACAAAGCGCTGAGCGTCACGTTTTGCTCCTCCGGGAACGCTACGTGACGGCTGATCGCAGCGAAACCGGGACCGGCAAGACCTTATCGATTTTGGAGGCTGTCAAAAGTCCCGAGCTTTGCCAGACTTCCTTCGCGGTGGTTTGTCCGAAATCTGTCAAAAGTCATTGGCGCCATTGGATTGGTGAGATGGCTCTTGAGGATCGTTGCTTAGGCGTTCTTGGCTGGGAGGAAGCCAAACTGGGTTGCCGGCCTCGAATTTATTCGAGCGGCAAATCAGGCTGCGGCTGGTTTGAAGGCGACCGCGACACCCGGCGATTGATTATTTTCGACGAAGCACATCGTGCGAAGTCACGCAAAACGATCGCCTCCGAGATGGTCAGCTGTGCAGTAAAGCAGGGACATGTGATCGCTCTGTTGAGTGCGACGCTGATTCAATCGACACTTGATCTGGGTGGGCTGGGGTACCCGTTACGGCTGATTGCGCACCCGCGATTCTGGTTTGACTTTGCCAGACAGTTTGGTGCCCGGTTCAACGTTCGCTTCCGGCATTACGAGGATATTTCCAGCCGCACCCAGCAGAATCTTCTCCATGCACTTCTGGACCGGGTCAGTGTGCGAGTGTTGAAATCTGACATCGCACCCCAGATGTGCCTGACCCGGGTGGACCTGGTTGATGCCGTCAACGTTGAAGAAATTAATGCGGCCTATGCGGAGCTCAAAGCCGAGATAGACACCCTTGAAAATCTGGGAGCCACCACGGCTGAAGTGTTGGTCGCACGATTGCGCGGCCGGCAGGCAGTAGAATTGGCCAAAGTCAAAATCTTTGCCGAAGAAGCCGCGCGTCATTTGGAGGAAGGCGCCAAAGTGGTGGTGTTCCTGAATTTTAATCAGTCAATCCAATGGCTGGAAGAATTTTTCCGAGAGAAATTCATACCTCTTCGCACGATTACCGGGGAAACACCTGAAAAATCGAGAAACCAATTCATTAACGAATTCAGCAGTAACGGTATTAGTGCGTTATTGTTAAACATTCAGGCTGGCAGTGAAGGTATCAGTCTGCATGACACGATTGGTAATGCCCCGCGGGTAGCTCTGATTTCGCCTCCGGAGTCGGCAGGGACGCTTCTGCAAGCATTAGGTCGCATTGATCGGGTGGGAGCTAAAAGTGTCGGGCTCAACCGCATTCTCTATGTGGCCGACACGGCTGAAGAGGACGTTTACGAAAATGTTGCCAGGAAAATAAATCGACTTTCAACGCTCAACGACGGTGAACTTAGAAGCGGGCCCCCTCACTCGAGGGAGCCCTAGTTACGACGAGCATTAACAACCGCACACTTTGAGAGTTGTTTATGAACCAACCTACCGATCATCATCCGCAAGGTCCCAGTCAACTGGAAAATTTGGATCCCGATAGTGGTGGTTGTTTCGCATTTAAACCCCTGGATCGACCGACGAGCGAAGCGGCCGAAAAAGGAAGCCGGCAGCATCTTGCCTTAGCTTGTGAGGACTTGAGTGTACTGGAAGGCGATCGCGAAGCCGAAGCCGAGGTGTTGGAAGCTCGCGAGTTTATCACCAGGGTAACCGAATCAATAGGAGTTGGTGAAATATTTCGCGAGCAGCGCCTCGAAATTCCGCACGTTAATTTCGGTACTGCTGACTATATCGTTTTCAATTCCACGGGGACCGGCGCCTTTGTGATTGACATCAAATTCGGTGCCTGGAGTGTGACGCCGGCATCGAAGAATCTGCAGATCCTCAACTACGTAGTGGCGATCTTTTTCACGTACGCAAAAGTCCAGCGAATCCGTGGGATCATCTATCATGTCAAAACCCACCAGGCCAGTTCCAAATATTTCTATCGCGCTTATCTCCCCAAATACGTAACACGAATTCGGAAAGTGGTAGAGAATGCGCAACGCGCTTCCATAGATCCAACACGGGAAGATTTCACACCGGACCCCGTAAACTGCGGTTTCTGCGGGCGAGTAAATTGCCCCGCACGGTTGGAATTGGCCTCGAGCCTTTTGAGTGCCTGGCATGGCAAGCCCGTAAATCTGCCGACTTTGAATCTCACTCATCTTCCGCTTGAACAGTTGGGATTGCTCAAACAGACCGGTAACGCGCTTAAAGCTTACATTACGGCAGTGGACGAAGAAGCCCGTCGTCGCGCGTTCGACGAAGGCGAGATTGTCCCGGGCTATGAGATTCGTTCCAAAAGTGGTCCGCGGAAAATCATCTCCGTCGAGAACATCACCGCGGCGGCAAAGATCGTCTCCGATGCTTGGACGCAACGTTATCCCCAGAAGGAATTGCTCCTGGAAGACACGGTGTTTGGTGAGGTGGAAATTGGGGTGGCAAATTTCGAAAAAGCCGCTGGCAGATCCGCTCCCAAGGGTGAGATAATGAGAGCGCAGAAACTCGTTTCCGAGGTGTTGGAAGATTCCAAGTTAGTCAATTCTTTACCTGTTTATTTTTTATCTGCAGTCAAATCATAAACTCCTAACAATCCTATGACTGAAACCATAATCAAAACCCCACAAAACGAAGTAGGCGAAAAGCCTGTTGTTCCTTATCGGCCCGAGGGGGCATTAGCCGGTTTGCACGGTGAATTCACAGCCGATGATATTCAGGTTCCTTTCCTGCGCATCATTCAGGCTGTCGGCAAAAGTGCGGCCGATCATCCCAAAAATCATGGCGATCTGCTCTATGGCTCCGATACGCTGATTCCCAAGCCGGCTTCTCTCTTGATCTACGGCGTCAGCAAAAGTTATGTCCAGAATACTCCGTTTGATGCCAATTCCGCGGAAAGGCCGCGGACTTTTCGCACCATTGAAGAAGTTGAAGCGGCGGGTGGCAATACAGACCGATTCGTAAGAGCAGAAGAAGACTCTAACAATTATGTGCCGCAAGCCATGGCCACGGTGATTTTGGAAGCGCCTCAAGGTCCCAGAGGATGGGCGGCCAAAGTTGATGCGGTGGTGAAATATGAAGAGGGCAAAAAACTTCTGGCACCGGCATACTGGGCATTGAGAGGCACTACTTACCGTATCGTTGTGCCGATGTTGCGAACAATCGCCAGTGTTCTGGAAAGGGAAGGCAAAGAACTTTGTCATGCCCGTTTCACGCTTGACACAAAGCTTACCGCGGTCGGGGGCAATTGGATTCATACGCCTATTCTCAAAAGACAGGATGAGCAAAATTCCGACGAGTTTGTCGCTTTCTGCCACCAGATCTTTGGAGAATAGAAATGGTCTGCGCCTTTGACTTTGAGTGCGAGTATTCCGATTCCATCAATGTTAAGGTCCAAGGCAACCAGAATTACGCGAGGCTTACCAAAGTATTCCTGGTAAGCCTCTTTTCTCCGGAACTGGGTATCGAATATGTGGGTCCTCCGGAACTGGCGCCCTGGCCAACCAACGGGGTAGCGATGGTGGCCCACAATGTGGGCTTTGATTCGGCTGTTTATAAGGCCTGCCAGGCAAAAGGGGATTTGCCGAACGATCTAAATCCACTTTTTGTCTGTTCCGCGGATCTTTCAGCTTACATGCTTTTGGGGCGCAATCTTAAAGACGTTGTGAAGGCTGCCTATAATGTCGAGCTTTCCAAATCCATCCGTAACCGGGCCAAAAACAAAGGGTGGCCACAAGATTTCAAGCCGGCGCAGCAGGAGGATTTCAAGCGTTATTGCCTAGAGGATGCAAAATACTCTTATCGCTTGTGGAAGGATTTTTCTGCAGAGTGGCCGGAGAACGAACGTCGATTTGCCGAAATCATTCGTGTTCGTGCCAATGAAGGAGTTGCCATTGACCAGGGGGCTGTCGCCCAAGGGGTTGAGCGACTGAGTTATCTTCGTGAACTGGCCGAGCGCAAAATTCCATGGGCTGGCAACGGGGGAACGGTGTTGTCCATGGCCAGGGTCCGAGAATATTGTGTGCTCGAACAGATTCCTCCGCCGGCGTCATTGGCCGAGGATTCGATTGAATGCACGCAATGGGAGCAACGCTTCGGCGACAAGTATCCCTTGATCGGATTTCTGCGGGCCTGGCGTAAAGCCAACATGTATCTGCGCAAGTTGGAGCTCATGCAATCCAAGCTGATGCCTAACGGTCGGATGTGTTTCGGGCTCAAATACTACGGCGCCGAAGCTACCGGCCGGCTTTCGGGAGAAGGAGGCTGGAACATTCAGAATTTGCCGCGTGTTCCTTACGAAGAGGTTGATGTTCGCAAGCTTCTTATCCCGGAGCCGGGGAAGAAGTTTGTGATTGCTGATTTCGCTGCTATTGAGCCGCGCGTTACCTGCTGGATTACAGACAGTCCCTTGCTTGGCAACCTGCGGACAGGTCATAATTTGTACGAGGCTGACGCGCGGCTCAGTGGTAGCTGGAATGGAGAGCCTGGCACGTTGAAGAAAACTGATCCTAATTTGTATCAGCTACAAAAAGCTCAGACTCTTGGTATTAGCTACGGTATGGGCAGCCACAGGTTAAAAGAAGCGGCTCGAGTGCAGTTGTCATTGGATCTGGATTTGAGCCAGTGCGCCAAGATCATTGACCGGTGGCATGTGCGGAATCCCGGGGTGCGTAAAAAGTGGAAACAACTTGAACGCGACTTTCGGGACTCGACTGTCAAAAAGGAAACCTATTCGATTACTCTCCCCTCAGGCCGGAAGCTGCGCTATTTCAACCCTGAGCATACAGGAGACAAGATCGTCGCTTCTCCGACACAGGGTCCACGACGAAAATTTTATTGGGGTGGCGCTGTTTTTGAAAATGTCGTTCAAGCGATCGCCCGTGACGTTTTGCGTGATGCAGTGCTTCGGATCGAAGCGGCTGGCATTCCCGTGATTTTTACCGCACACGACGAGGTCGTTTGTGAGGTGCCCTTGGATTTTAACGAAACTGAAATTAAACATTTGATGCTTGTTCCCCCGGATTGGGCTCGTGATTTGCCGTTGGGGGTCGAAGTTATCTCCAGCCAGAACTATCTCAAATGACCCTCGAGGAGAAGCGAGCTATTGCCGAGCAATATCTGGGCAAAGTCGATTGGGAAACTGACGCTCAAGGTTACTGCGAATGTCCCGGCCGCGCCAAGCACACAACGACGAATCGCGATCATGACGCGCGGATTTATATCGACGGGGTGCCGACCATTTTTTGCTTTCATCACAGTTGTCAGACTGAAGAGATTCCCAAGTATAACTATGCTCTGCGCAAGATGATGACGGAGGTTTCCGAAAAGAGAGATCTGGGGTACAAAAAAGAGCAGCAAAAACGAAAAGCCGAATGGGTGGAAGCTATCGAATTGGCTAACGATACGAAAGCCACATTTGACAAATTGCTTCCTTCATATTGGCGAGGTCCTGAATTGTTAGAAAGCCGGCTGAGTCCAGTTGAATCAAGAACCGCGTTTTTCAATCTTTTTCAGGAAACTGACATTCTCTGGATCGGCGAAGTATTTCATTCCGGTTATCCGAATGGGCGAAATCATTTCCGCGTCAGAGAAGTCTGGGAGCAAGCTGGACGGTATTGGCCTTTCACCTGTACAGGAGTATTTCCCTCTGATAACAACCTTTACCGATCAGCTAAAAATGTAATCAGGCAGGACTATTATATACTGGAATTTGACCACCTTGATCCGGACCCTTTACGGAACCAATTGAAGAGCGCGGCGCTCTTCTTTTTTCTGGCTGAAACTTATAAATTGCACGGAAAATTAGTGGTCGATACGGGTAACAAAAGCCTCCATTTCTGGGTGTTAGCTGATTCGGAGATTTTTACTAGTCAGTTCTTCATTTTTTTGAAAGCATTGGGGGCTGACGGAGCGGGATGGAAGAAGGCGCAGCCGGTGCGTTTTCCAGGAATTTTGCGCAAGGAAACAGGACGACAACAAGCAGCAATTATTTTATGAACATCGAAGCCGGCCGACAAGCGTTACATCAGATTCACATCAACACTGAGGGTCCAAATCTGGGTCTTTGGTACATCAACTTAACGGGAAAATTTATCCATTTTCCTTCTGGCATGCTCCTCAACGATGCTGCTTGTGACAATTATTTACGCGAGCGTGGCTACAATTTTAAAAAAGAGAATAAGTCTATTTCCGACGGACAGGCAAAAAAGATGGAGATCCGTCGTGATTATCGGCCGGATGGGATTGTTCAATCTAGTTGCTGGTTATCAACGGGTATCAATCGTTTGGACGACGGGCGAACTATTCTAGTTTTAAAAACACTTTCGAAAATATGCCCGGACCCAGGCCAATGTCCGAGAATCACAGAACTACTCCACGAAGCCTTTGGTGATGAGCGTGAGCGTCACCTTTTTATGGGCTGGTTAAGCCTAGCCATTAGAGGTTTTTATGATGATAAACAGTTTCGTAAACCAGGGCAAATTTTAGTACTAGTTGGAGATTCTGGTTGTGACGCTATCCAGGCCATCATTGCCGGTGTACTTGGTGAGAAAAAGGTCAATCCTTTCCAATACTCTTTGGAAAAAGGCCAATTGCCCCTAGAACTTTTTGAAGCGTGCTCGTGGGCTATTGATGGGGGTTCCATCTTCCGCGGAAACCAGATGGAAAGAAGCCGTTTCAGCCACTTCATCGTCTATTGCCTTAGGGACGAGACAGAGTACAAAAGCAAATTCTCCGGTTCTTTTCGTCTGCCTTTGTTCGTGCGCGGGAATGTCGCTTTCGAATGGCATGTACGGTGTGTGCGTCCCCTGGCCGATTACATTTTTGAGCCTCACGAGGAACTGATTGTGCTCCGTTGTGGACTAAGCGGTCTGCCGCAAGAGGAAAGCTACGTTGGGAAGATCAAGGAGGAGTTGCCGGCTTTCATTTGGTACCTGCTGAATGAATACCAAATTCCCGGAGAACTGGTGGCTCCGAGATTTGGGATTGCCGGCTATTTCGCGAAGGACGTAAAGAATCTCTGTTTTGTCGGAACCGTCGAATACGAGATCTGTATCGCTCTGCAGAAGATTGCTCCCGACAAGAAGGAATTGGAAGAAGCCGATATGCCTGGGGAACTCGAGTTCGCCGGCATGACTCGCACTCAAATGGCCAGGATCGTACGGGAGAAACCGTTCTCGGTTATTATGGAGTGCCTAGCTGAAAAATTTCCTGATTGTTTCACACTCAAAACCGCAAAGAACCGGCGTATCTGGAAGTTGAACTTCAAGCATTTCGACGCGGAGACGCCTTTTTAATCCCTATGCATACTCACTCTATTCGAGATTTGGAATCAATCGATGGCTCAACCTTGATTGGACGTAGCGAACTGCGGGATTGTCTCCTGCACAATTTCGGAGTCTCAACGGAACTCGCGGATTGGGTCATCCATCTGGTGGAAGAAAACAACAATCGAGTAGCGGAATTTATCGAGCGAATCAAAACAACGGAAACAAGAGAAGTAGAAATCGAACAGACAGAAATAGCAAAGGAACAAAGAAAATGATTACTGATACCCTTGAAATAGAACTGTTTATGCTGGGAGTCCTGATCTTGATCCTGGTTGCGGTTGTTCTTTATATGATCGCTATGATGGGCCGGGTTGAGATGACACTTCATCGGGTACAACGAATGATGCAACCCGGGGTCCCGCGCGACATGAACGGGAAACGGCTGCATATCCGATGACTATAGATCTATCGAGCGAGGAAGTAAGATATCTTCTGGACAGTCTCGTAATGGCTCGCGAGTACTACCGCTTACTGGCAACATCCAGTAAAGCGCAAACAGGAAACATCCAGAGATACAGACTCGTTGAGAGTCTGGGCAAAAAGCTAGAAGGCACTAGGGTTTCTTTTTCCGACTTGGAGAAGGTTTCTCGCTAGGTTTCTGTTTTTGGATTTCCAATCGGGGCGGCCACTTGATCAGTTGGTCTCCTTCGAGAATCTGGTGAAGGTTTTGCAGGCAAAGCCGATGAAAAAGTGCGGCCGTAATTTTCGCACCCACTTGGGATCTGAGCATAGAATTCAGTTTCGGGATATCGATGTCCGAATTTCGCTTGTCGTCTTGCGACATGGTGACAGTGATTTTCACAGTTATCTTTTTATCGGGCATGTAAGGTATACCACTACAGCATGACATTGTCCATCAAAAGTATAAAATGTTCTAGACATTATATGGAACATGTACGGAACTTTTTCTTGCCATCATGAGTATAAAGGTTGTACTTAAGAACTATAGGGATTGTACTTAGGGAGAGTCGTCGAAATCTCTACGGAGGACGACATGAGTATCGAATGCGAAAACCACTGGCGGGATGTGGAGACTCTAGCTGAAAAGCTTTATGTCCAATCGGATACACAACGGGAGCCCAAGGCAGTATTCCGCCTTGCACAGAAATTCATCGAATATCGCGATCTGGAACGTCAAAAAAGAGCTGAAACCGCTGAGAACAAAAATCAAAAATTAAAACGAAGCGTTCTTAAGAAGTAAATGCAACCACTGTGGCTTTGTTCCTGCGGGTCCGGACAGGAGCGATGGGCGGAGTATGATGCCCGCGGGATCTTTCTTGATTACGTCTGCGAAACGTGTCGGGCGGAGAAGCTTTCCAAGTTCCGACCCGACGTCCTGACAGACCCGGATTATTGGCACAATGAACCGCTCGAAGAAGAAGAAGAATGAATTAATGGAGGGACGATGCAAAAGAAGCTGGAGAGGTTTGAAAGCGCGGTAATGGAATTGATCTGGGCTTTGGAAGGGTTGCCAGCTGACCCCGGGCTTTTGGCAATAGAGGAACGACTGCTGGGACTTTTGGAAATGGCCTTGGATCGGCGAGCATTAGAGCACGCGAAGATGCGAGGGGTAAATTGTGAACCAACTGAATGAAAACCTCTTCAATCCGCCAACCTAATTCGCAGCGAAGAGTGTCAACAGGATCATTAAAACTGTCACCGCAAGAGCATGAGGAATTCCGAGCAGCAATCGAAGCTTACGATTTTCAACAAGCGACCACATTTCTGCAACTCTGTGTAAAGATGATCATTAAGCACCATAAGGCGGGCGATCAGATACGTTGGCCGATAGCGTTACAGCTCGCTAAATCAGACAACTCAAAGAATGTCGCGGCGAGGGACCGCACAGGATAGATGCTCAGTTGACGAACTGGGGACAAGAGACCCATTGCGCACAGAGGTCCATTCATTTGTCCGGAAGCTACCGGTAACGTACCGGTAGCATCCCTCAGATTAGCTCGTAGGGCATCAAGCACTCAACACGTTGATCTGGTCATTGTAGCTTTCCAGGTAGCCATAAGATCGCTCAACGACATCGACGCGGTCTCCCAGCCATTTAGCTACTGAGTAGATCGGTATTCCGCGGCTGACCAGGTTGGAGGCAAACGATCGGCGCATATCATGAGTCGAGCTTTTGATTTCGCATTTGGCCATATGGGTTAGAAAACTTTTTCGGAACTCCACCCGATACTTTGCCGCTCCCCTCGTTTTCTCGGGCCGCAATGCGTAATTGGTCGGGAGCTGATCTTTTAGATAAACCGAAAGAAAGCTCGCGAACTCCGAAGTGAGGGGGACAGTGCGGTTATCGGAGTCTTTAAGCATAAAGCCGGCAGCTGGATCATTTTGGATGTGAACCACTGGCTTGGGACCTAATTCGAACCAGCCGACTTTGGTTGCGCAAATTTCGGCTTTACGCATGCCTGTATGAAATCCACAGTAAAGAACGAACTTGAGGTCCGGGTCGGTAGCTTCTGAAATCGCCCAATTCGCTTGCGCCATCCGGACCCAGTTCCTTCGTCCTTTCTTGCTCATTTTCGGCCGTTTGAAATTTGCTAGCGTATCAAAGGGAATCAGTCTTTCCGCAGCCAGCCATCTTGAAAACGCGCAAACATCCCGGGCGTAGGTAAAGAGCGTGTCCTGGGCTTTCCCTAATTCCTTCAAGGAAGCAATCCAAGCAGTGAGATTCTTCGCATTCACATCACCGGCGTACTGAAGCTTCTGGCTGCGAGCGAAACGATCGAGATTCCCTCGAACGCCGGCCGCGGTGAGTTTACGCATTGGCTTATCTTCCCGGGCCTGCGCGGCTTTCAAGTAACGCTCGATCACCACGTGCAGCTCGTCCTTCGGACGAAAGATTTCCGGTTTGACGGATAGAGTGAGAGTGCCACCCTGAAATGCGCGAACACGTTGAATTGCTTCGACTTCGTCTGAAGTGCGAAGGGGGAGAAAATGACGCTTACCGAGTTCATCGGAATAGCGATACCACCAGTTGGCGGAATCTTTGTATTTGTAGAGACCTTTCATTTTGATTTTGATAGAGTTTTTCGGGCTTCAAGTAAGTGCCCTGCCAAAATATACGGCAGAACTCTATCAAAATAAAGCCTATTTCGTCTATTACCTTTATTTTTGCATACACTACTATGCAGTGCATCGTGTGAGCTTGCTTCTGTAAGTTATTGAATATGAGCTATTACCGCTATTACTCCAAAGGCGAAAAGACAAAAAAAGGGAGCGGGCGAGGAGATTCGAACTCCCGACTCCTTCCTTGGCAAGGAAGTCCGTGTTCCACGTAGAACAAGTCTCAGAGCGAGTTGACGGGGGGACTCTATCAAAAACACTCTATCGAGTCACAAAAACTCTATCAAATCACACAGGCCAGACGATAATCACTTTATGGCCGAAACCAATAACCCGCCAACGAATCCGGCAACAGCAGAACCACGTGGCGGAGGATATACGGGCCGACGTGTCATGTATGCCCCCTGGTGGCCCAGGTATCAGCTGCGCGACGGGAAACGGCCACGCCCGGCATCCCCGCCGGCTAAACCAACTTATCCTTAGGGTGCCTTGTAGCTGACTTCGTTACTCGGAGGGGATTCAACGCCTGCCTGGTTGTATGCACTGACCACGAAATAATATGTCGTGCCACTGGTGAGCTGTAGCGTCCACACGGTCACGTTACCAACATTGACTTTTGCCGTTTCACCACCGCTTGAAAAACCGTAGCGAAAAAAATAGCCGGCAGCATCCGTATCCGGATTGCCGGTAATCGGATTCGAGTCCCAGGTCAAAGTCACCGAAGGGATCGGAATGGGAGTTGGAGTCGGAGCAGGGGTTGGAGTCGGTTTGTGATGACGGATTCCACCCCTGTCGGCGAGACTTATTCCTATTAGAATCAACAACACGAAAAGGATTCCGCTCCAAATCCATTTCGTTTTCATCTGTCATACCGGCGGCGGATTATTTGCCACCCATTCGGTGATCACGGTTTCGACGTAGCTGTTGACGACAAATTGAACGTCGGAATCCGGCACGCTCTGGCCGCTGGGATCAGCGGTGACTTTTTGCACAATGCTTGGGTTATTGGCGACCGGCCACGCGAAAGGTTGCCAGGCTAGGCTGGAGTTTGGAATTGCCCAGTTTGCCCAGCGCAGCCGATTGGCATGATCCGCTGTAGCCGGATCTTCGTTTTGAATACTTACTCCAGCCGTAACAACTGCCACCTCGGTCTGTTGGCTCAAATGCTGGGTAGAATATCTGATTGCGTAGGAAGTAGTATAGTCTGACATAGAATTTTACCACGCGGTGTCTGCCACATATTCAAAGGAAGCCCAATAAGCTGAACCTGGCGGCGCGCTTAAAAAACAGCCTCCAAACATACAATCCGATACGCCCGTTGTTCCAGCAACAGCGGCATCTGCAGCAGCAGTATAATTGTAAATATTGTTAGCGGCTCCGGTGTTTGGGCTATATATGGTGACCGTTGGAGTTTTGGCCATAATCGTTTTAAACGGGACATGCATAGCTGGATGATTGCCCGCAGCAACAATCCCGTTAACCCCGGCAGGTCCGCCCAGTGAAGTCCCAGCTTTAGTTGTATAGAAATAACTTTTTGTATAGAATCTGCTGCATTGGATAAGATTGGTCTGAAAATCGAGGTCCATGAACTGAGTAGCAGCGGCCCCAGGCTCATGCTGCACGCATGCAACGTCGAATGTAGCACCGTTAGTTGCCGCGAGATTGCTCTGGCCAATGGCACCGTAGGCGCTGGTTGCTACCCACACATCGTTGGCTGATGTGGTTACGCTCGAACCCGCGGCCAGGCTAATCGTCAGTATGTACCCCAGGTTTCCTGCAGTTAACGGCCAGGTAGCGCTAGCCGACCAGATTGGCAGATTCGCTAGCGGAATTGACGTCCACGTGTTTGCGCTCGGAATCGTCGCCAGTTTCACCAGACTGTAAACCGTGCCAGTCGGGCTCTGTAAAGCAACGCCGAATTTAAGGTTGGCCACGCTTGAGCGAACCAGTAGTGAAAGACTGGTCACATCTGAAATCAGCTCCCTTAAAGCGGGCCCTTCAACCTGCTGAAACAAACGTAAATTGTCGCTCGCACCTAAACTTGCCTGTGCCGTGGTGATAGTAGTCCGCAGATAATTATTGCTGATGGCAAAACTCGTTCCTGGCACCGTAACTAATCCGGTCATCTGCTGACCACTAGCCACTAGAGTCCCAGCCTTAATACCGGCCCACCGGTCCTGGATTATCACGCCAGCTCCCACATTAGGGGTGCTCGTCCCGCACATGCGCTGATCCACCTCGAAATTCGGGTTGCCCACTGCGTTAAAGCTACGCAGCCTGACTGCAGTGATCTGCGATTGCGGCACCAGAACCAATCCGTCACTCCCAAGCTGCGCAATGTTGCCCGAATCGGCACTGACCTGTACAGGACCAATCAATCCCTGCGCACCTCCGGGCGATACACCGCTGCTAGCCGGAACTACTGTGCCTGGGACTGCAATCGGGTTTGCCATAATTTATCGGGTGAAAGGGTAGTAAATCGACCATGCGTCCCAGGCTACGAGGTAATTAACAGAACTACCTGTGTCTCTTGCATGAGTAATAAACATGTTGCCTTTAGAGGTCGGAATGCCAGATGAAACGGTGGCAACTATGGATCCATTGATGCGAAAAGTTATCTGCGTCCAGGCAGCATTAACGTCTATTTGCAGTACATACATGGTATCTGCTAATGGAGCTACAGAGGTATTAGTATATGTGGCGCTTGCAGTCCCTACTCCCACTCGCCATTGACCGCTGTTATTGTCTGGCACCCACTCGAAAAAGAAACCTGCTTGCGGAGCAGCAGTAATATAAGTGCCAGCAGTACCTTGCGATATTCCAAATCGAAACCTGTAACCAGTGGCAGTTGGGGGCAATGTCGTTTCCCAGGCCATTCGGCACTTCATGGTCAATGGACCCAACCCATATGGAATAAGACCGCATCCCACTGAGGTTGCGTATCCCCACAGAACAGCAATACCGACATTGACGCTTGCAGACGTGCCAGTAGCCAAATCGTAATATCCAAGAATCTTCTTAGTAGAATCGTTACCGTATGCTGCCGCACCTGGGAATAACAACCCTGCCCCTGTTCCAGTTGTCTGAGTAGAATACGGATTACTGACACTCATACAATCATCAGACAAATAACATCCGTTAGCTATAGGATCCCAATAACCTGCGCTCTGAGGTGCCAACGCATGCACTGCATTGTCGCCACCGACATACGAGGTTGCACTGCCGTCTAACTGGTTGAGAAGTCCGCTTGTGCTCGCACTGGCAAGCGGAAGATTTGGGGGAGGCGCTGGATTCAATAACGTGATCTGGTTACCGGTTTTGGCAGTAACCTGCAACGCACCGGCAAGTCCACTTCCCCCAGCTCCGAGTACGTAGACAAACTGATTGACTACCACCCACGAGGCATCGTTCAAAGTCACCGAGACGCTGCTGCCGACTGCCGGAACGGTAAATGATCCGCTCGTGATGTTATAGGCGTTTGCACCGGCTGCTCCCGTACTACCAGCCACGCCAGCAGGAATACCAAAATTAAAAACCGCTGCGGAGCTTGTACCGACATTGACTACCGTTGCATTTGAGCCGGGGGAAAGGGTCGAAGTGGTACCGGCGGCAATTGTGGCAGCCGTGCCTGGTGCGCCGGCACTGCCAGTGGCACCGTCTGCGCCACGAGGGATACCGAAATTAAATACTGCCGCACTGGTCGTTCCGACATTTGTGACGGTTGCACTCGTGCCGGGAGCCGTTGTTGTCGTTGTCCCAGCATTAATCGTTGCCGCGCTTCCCGGTGTTCCAGTAGTGCCGGCTGGTCCCTGAAACGGTCCCTGATCTTTCCACGTAGTTCCGTCCCATGCCCAACCGTGCCCAGTATCAAGCGTCGTATAGAAATCACCTTTAGTGTTGCCGGTTGCCGGTAATGCGGCTGCATTAGGCACTGTGCCTTTGGGCGTTAGTGTTGGACCTATCGGACCTTGAGCTCCGGCAGCTCCCGGGGCTCCTTGAGGTCCGATAGGCCCGGGAACTGTCGAAGCCGGCCCGGGAGGACCTTGCGGCCCGGGAGGCCCCTGGTTAGCTACCGTGACAGCCTCGATAATCACATCGGGCTGGATGACTTCGACATCGAAGGGGGGAGCGTAGGAAATCTGTACGTCAAGATCAACGGGGGTAAGATCAACTTCGATATCGTCGCAAGTTGCCATACACTTTAACTCCGCGCGCTCACCGGCTGGGTGACGGTCAAGGTGCCTTTGAAAAGCGGAGTCACCACTCCGCTGAAAGAGACCATGCGAACCTGGTAAGCGTAGCCGGCCAGTTCCATATTAACCGTGGTAGCGGCTGGAACCGTGAGCCAGGTGATACCTTGGGTAGGGGTACTGGTTTCCTGCCAATCGATCTTGATCGTCCCGGGATCGGTATCTGATTGGTTCGGATCCAGTTTGGCCGTGAATTGGAACGTCGCGCCCGTGACATCAACAGGCGTTTTTACGCCGGTCGTTTTGTCGGTAATGGTGAGCGTGATCTGGCTGGAAAGAGTCGCTCCCTGCTCAACCGTGAGGTTATAGGTCTTCGAACAGGCGCACGAGGTGGTCGTACCGGATTGCGATTGTGTAGAGGAACGAGGAGAAACGAAAAAGGGCATGGACTGAACGGCCATGCCCGAAATGGTAACGCTTTAGGAATGGGTTATCAAGCTCACTTACCAAGGGAGATACGCTTGAAGTAAGCCTTGTATTCTTCGGGACTACTGTCCCTTTTCACCTTCCACATATGGAGATAACCAAACCACAACAAAACAATCAAAATCCAAAAAGCTGGATGGAGAAATCCCAAAAAAAACATGAATAACGTAAACACAATCAATTGCCACATACTTCCGTAATATCGACCGGTATGACAAAAATTTCACTAAGAAATTTTTTCTTTACCTTTAGACAAGATTGTGCTCCTGAGCATAACGCAATACGTCTCGCAATTTGGCTGGTTTGATGTCGAGCTGATCAGCCGCTTCGAGTATTTCCTGGCGGCTGAGTTTTTCTGAGGTCGTCACTGGCTTTTCTGGAGGAACAACGACTGGGGCAGGCGACACAGAAGAAGGCGCAATTATCGCTTTCTCTCCCATTCCCCGAGGTTGCTGGAAAATACGTCCTCTTATGGCTTTCGGGTCGATTATAAAAATCGAATCCGGTTGACCCCGACCCTCTGAAAGTCGAACAGCTTTTTTACCCAATTGTTTCGCTTCAGCGATTGCCTGATCTACTGCTTCGGGATCATTTGCGGCTACAGACTTCGCAGGTTGATGGATATCATCGGAACGAATTTGACGGGTTACAATTTCCGCATCTCTTCCACTGTGGGTAAACTGTCTGGCCCATTCTTTATCGGTGCTAAAGAAATGACCCTCGCCTCCTGATTCTCCACGGTAAAGAGTCGTCATTCCTTCCGCTTCGCCCATCCCCCGCGGTTGCTGGTAAGCGCGAACCTGTTCGTAGGTCTCCCGGTGGAACGGCCGGGTAACCCCGGGAAGTTCCTGTAATTGGTTGATACGATCGATCCGGAAACTCTTAATCACACTCGGGGATCGTTTCGCCAAATCCGCAATGGTTGGGTTGGCGCCTGAATCCGGAAATCCAAAGAGTTGATTTAGGGCAGCTTTCTTATCAAGGCCAAGCCCTGTTTCCCCCGGTCGACCATTAGCCAGGTTATCGAGATAAGTTTTCGCGTCATCATTGGCTGTCGCAATCTTTCCGTCCCATAGATCTTTCCCTTTTTTGGTTTTAAGATATTTGGTGATGTTCTCGACCAATTGCTCGGGGTCGTAACTCTTGATATTGACCTGTCGAATCTTCGGAGAAATCTCGGTTTGAATGGGAACTGCAGCTCGCGACCTGGCCGGCAGAGTTGCATAAGCGCCACGGTTGCCGGCCGTGTTATAAACAAGCGTCACCATGGTTCCGTCATTACGGTCCATGATACCGTTGAGTTTTTGCCAGTTGAGAACTTGGGAAGCATTATGCTGATTACTTGCGGTCAACGCATCGAACACATCCTGGGGAACATATTGACCGCGCCAGAATTGACGGCCGTCACGATCGGTCACCAGCTTGAGCACATCTTCGTGCCCGCCCGCAGCAGCCTGTGGACTCCGACGCAAAGCATCGATAGCTTGGTCAGCCATTCTGCCTTGAGCCGCGTCAACCTCGCGAGTGGATAAAACCTGCGGCCGGCCGGCGGCATCAGTCCAGATGGTTCCATCCGGGTTGCGGCGAAGATCGCCACTTGCATCGAAAGTTTTCTGTAAGCGTTCAAATTCCGGGGTTCCCTGTCGAGCTTCGGTAACCGGTACGCGAGTACTTCCGGTAGGATCTTCAGGCGAAAGATTCTTATAGTTTCTTTGCCGATAAAACTCAGTGATGACGTCATTGAGTCCACGAGTTTTCGCTACCGTGTCGGTAATGATCGAACGACCGGTAACCGGATCGGCGCCCACTCCCACCCGGGTCAGCCAATTGGAAATGGCTGCGTCAGACAGAAGTGCGCTCGGGACGTAGCCCCGCACCATTTTCTGCACCAGTGCAGGATCAGTGAGACTCGCAGCGTGAAGCTCGGCAAACATTTCCTGTGCAATCCCGTGATCATTCTCAGGGACTGCGGTGGGGTCCCCCTTGGTCAGGTTACGATTGTATTTCGCCTTGTAGGCTTCGAACGTTTCATCGGGCACATAATGGGCAACCCCGTTAGTCACTTCAACCAGCGGTTTCCCGTCCGGGCCCAGCTTAGAAAATATCCCCGGCTGCTGGAGACCCACATCCCCTAGCATGTAACGATCCACTTCACCCGTGAGCCCGTGCGCAGCAACATGGTGGCCAATTTCATGTTGCAGAATTGACTGCAACGGATTGTCACCCTGGACGTTGATAGTGGCTACCGCCCGATCACCGATTACCTGGTGATTGCCATTAGGCGCATTCTTGTCACTAATGAAATTGATATCTAGGTCAGGGTGCACCCGAGCGTAAACCGAAATTCCCAATTGCTCACTCGGGGGCAGCAGCCCGAACATCGTCTGGTTGGCCGGGTTGAGAGATTTAATAAATGTCGCCCGATCACCGATCGAAGCAGTGTGCAATTCTGCGGGGCTATTGAATCTTTTGAGCTGCCCCAAACCTGAACCTGCAGCACCAAATATTCCTCCAGTTCCCGCACCGCCAGCCGTACCCGCAGTTGTTCCTCCGCTTCCGATATAACCCGTCACGCCACCAAAAAGTGCGCCGGCTGCAGCCCCCCGGGTGGTATCAGGGATGGCATAGACAAGTTGGTTATCGAGCATCGAGGCAAACGCTTTAGGTAACCCGCTCGAATTCTCTTTTACCGCTTTCCAGAACGGCAAAGTCTGTTGGCCAAGGGATAGTTGTTCCCCGGCCATGGTCAGGTCTCGCATAGCAGCCCGTCCCACATCAGTAAGAAATGGTGCCGCGACTCCGATTGCTGCCCCGACTGGTCCCGCAACTAGGTGCCCTGTAATTGCCGGCATCACATAGCGTTTAACTAGATCCTGGGCCGCTTGTTTCGCCGCGGTATCGGCTTCGGGAAGAATTCTATCGACAATCTGACCAGGAATCGATTCGACCCAATCTGCAGCTTTCCCAACTAGCTCACCTCCAGTTCCTGCCACTTGCATCAGTTTCCCTGCTGCATTACGAACAAAAGACGGTTTTGACGCATTGGTCATTTCCTGGTTTACCCCATCCAATGCCGCCGCACGCTCTGCACCGGTAGCAGCAACTGCTCGTTGAGCATCGGCTTCCAATGGCGCAAGTCTGGCAAGACCTTTTTGAGCAATCTGGCGATCGGCTGCGGTTGCCCGGGGTTCATCAATCAAACTTTGGAATCCCATCCGGTGCGTTGCCAGGTTGATTGCATTATCCTGGGCTGCCTGGAAAGCCGCATCAGCTTCGGCAAACCGTATCGAGCGCACGCCCGCTTTGGCTACTGTTCCTTCAGCCACTGCTTTGCCGAGACCGAAAGAAAGAAAATTGATCGGATCCGCGGCTAAAGCAGCAACCCCCTGTTGCTCAGGGGTAAGCTGAATCTGTTTTACCGCATTACCCAGATCAGACAAACCTGCATTAACAAGCAAATCCCCGGCAAATTGCTCGGCATTATTCACCTCGGCTTGTTGCGATTGCCCCCGTAAAACTCTCTGACGAATAAGCTCGGATTGTTGACGGTCGAGTTTCTCGATTGCAGCAGGGTTCTGTTGACCGATTCTCTGCAAACGATTCGAAAGATCCGCTACGATATCTTGAGGTCCGAACCAGCCAAGATTTTGGATTTCTTGCCTGGCAGAAGTAAGTCCGGATGAAAGCGTAGCGATATTACCCGCAAGAATGTTTTTTCCTGCCAGGTCTTGTTGTAAGCTTTGAACCCCGCCGACAACTACGTTTTTAACCGCATCAACCGGAGCCATTAAAAAGTTTGAAGCGATATTCCACCAACCGGTTCCAGGTTTTCCAAGGTCATCAAGCAACTGCGGTTCGTACTTTCCCTGACGAAATTTGAGCTGATAAAAGAGCTCGGGGTTCTGGTTGATGACGTCATCGTTGATCTTGTTATCACCGGTAACGGCATTTGAGATTGCCGCGATAGTAGACGGTGAGATTTCATCAATCGATTGCCCGTTTGCCAGGTGCCGATTGAACAGATCCACCAGTTCGACAGCATCTTTGTCATTCGGGTTTGCAGCCTTCAAAGGCACAAAGGTGGAGGAATTAGCGGCTAAAGTTCGATCCGGAGCATTACTATCCGGAGCTAACCCTGGAGCATTCGGGCCGCCCTGCGGCATCATCGATTGACCGACAATGACATCGCCGATATTAGCGGGTCGACTCGTTGCCAGCTGCTCTAGAAGATCGGGCATCCTATTGACCCCAAGCTCGCAGATTGGGAGCCTCCATTGGCGGAGGCTGGGTCAGATCTTCTGTTGGTCCGGCTTCTGTCGGAAGCAATCGACGGATGGTTTGGCCTATCTGCCGGGGCGCATTCACTAATGTCTGTATGGCAGCCGGGGCTTGAGGCGAACCGGGATCACTGGTGATAGTCGGATAAGTTACTGAAGGTTCCTGCTGAGTCGATTGATCGGTTGAAGGCGCGACATAATCCGGCCGCATCGGAATCGGCGGCCTGACTTGCTTGTCCTGACTTGCCGTGTCGGTCGGCGCAGGGGTCGGTTTATAGAGAGATTTGAGTTCATCCTTATGCGCCTGAGTAACCGCGTTAAGCTGGAGAGCGTCCATGGTAGTTCTGAGAACATCACTGGGCGCCCCTTCCTTCAATTTATTGACACGCGCGTCATACTCAGCCTGCTTCTGATTTAAAAGATCCTCAAAGTTGGCGACGTCGTAATGGGAAGCTTTGAGATAGGCAATTTTACTTCTCATCATCTGTAACGAATCGGTATCGATAAGAAGCGATTTTGATTGCGCTTGAGCATCCGAATCCCACTCATTGATTACATATTTTTTGACCCGTTCCAGATCATCCTTGGCCATTGGGCCTTTTTCATTTCCAAGTCCTCGACCAGTAATCCCAAGGGCAAGATTGCGTTGTGCATCAAAAGCCTTGTATTCGTCCGTAGTTGCCAGAGCGGGATTAAGTTGAGGAGATTGTCCCGGGATCGTTCTAGGCAAAGCTTTATGAAGACCAAGCAAAGTATGGTTGTAATCCATTCCTTGAGCTATCGCCGCAAGGCCTTCCGCCTGATCGGCCGGCAAGCGTTCAGGTTGAATCCCGATATTTTGTTTTTGGGCCGCAGCGATATAATTCTGCAACTCCTGTGCGTACTCTTTCTCGTTCAGCGTGACTCCGCTTTTCTTGAGATCAGTCAGATAACTGTTGAGATTCTGACGCGCAAAATCGGCTACGTCCTGACTGGATGCGAGGTTCTGACCGGCATAGATCTTTTTTGCTAGATCAACATTGGTTTGCGCGGCAGCAACGGCTTCCGGAGTACCTGCCGCAGCAGGCGTTTCAGGCTCAATCATCCGTGTCCCGGGAAGCGCATTAGCCATATTGAGCTTGTGCGCCTCGGAATAGAACGCATCGAATTTTTCCTGGTAATCTTTCTCGGTGACGGTCGAACCGGCCTTGGCCAGCGATTGCACGTAATCCTCAGCTTTAGCCCGAGCGATATCGAGTTCATCCTGATTGGAGAGTTCTCCCCGGCCGGTCGGAGTTTTAAGTTTAGAACGATCAACCGGCGCTATGTAAAGCGGACCGGTCAGATCGGGGCTTTGATCTTCTGTAGAAGTTGACGATGCACCAGCAACCAAGGGGCCCATATAGCCAAGGCTAGCCAGGTTAGCTCTTACTGCAGCAGGCCATTCCGCATTGGTCCGATTGGGATCATTAGAGGCGCCCACCGGAGCGTATTTGGCACCGATCTTTTCAGGAGTATCAAGGCCTTGATCCAAATAATTGACCTTGAGATTTCGAGCCGTAAAATCCAAACCCTGTTTAAGAGAATCAAAGGTGCGATAAGCCCCGGCCCGGGAATCGTAAATCCCTGCGGGATTATTTTTGTTTCGCACCATGGGACTGGAACCGTTGCCGGTTTCGAACATGGAAATGGCCGCCAGAAGTTTCGGCGAAATGCCATACTTATTAGCGGCGGCAACGAAATCCTGACCGCGGCCGGCCAGAACTCCACCTAGATGAGTATCAAGCAATTTAGCCGTATCATCGCCAGAAGGCGGCATATTAGCCGACCAATCCGGCTGATTCGAGTATCCGCCCCCCAAAACACTTCCCAATTCCTCTGCCGATAACAGCGGCCGGCCGGAATACGCGCGCTGTTCCAAAAGCCGCAAATCATCAAGAGAAATCGAAGACGCAGGCTTTCGAGGTTGGAAAATGGATGTGCGCTTTGAGAGCATGCTTTAAATCCCTAGCGTAAATCTCTTATTCAAAACGCTACCCTGCTGATTAGCCTCAAGCGCGCTCTTGAGTCCCGAACCGATCCTGTCGGCACCGGAGGCTGCATTCGGATTGGGGCCAATAACGATTGGCCGACCTCCGGTGACAGCTCTTTCAGCTTCAGCAGTCTTGCGTGCCTCGGTACCAGTCGCTTTAATTTCCTGTATCCGATACGGTGCCTGCGCAGCCGCAGCAGCCTGGGCCACTGCAATCTGACGTTGCTGCTCAAGCATCGATTGATATTGAGACCCCCAATTGGTCAATATCTGCCCAATATACTGTTGTTTTGCCCCGAGACTTTTACCCATCAGCGATTGATAAGTCTCCTGATCCAAAATTGGATTGCCTTGAGCATCCTTGGTTTTGGACAACATATCGACCATGTCGTTGGCCTGCTGGTTCTGTTCGTAAATCCCGGCTACGTTAGTAATTGCTTTGGAAAGAGCCGAACCAGCGGTTTCAATCCCTTTAGCGTAACCAGCTCCAATATCAATCGCCGGGGTTGAATAGGTAAGGTTGAAAGCAGGTTGGGCATATTTAGGTGCCATATTTCATAATCTCCGGGTAATTAAGCTTCGATTCCTGAACCAGGTGCGACATATTCGAAATCTGCTTCTTTAGTTTCGGACAGTAAACTTCTTGGCCTGCGCGCCGTTTGTCCACGCATCGGATACAAGCAGGCCAATAATCGGAATTAAAAGTTTTATCGTCCCATTCACAACGATTTTTCAGATCGTAACGATCCTTCTGGTAAGGAACTTTGAAGGTCTCGATGTAATCCCAGACATTGTCGTGAGACCAATCTTTGAGGGGATAGATAAAATCCGGGCCGACATCACGATAAAGAAGCCGGGTCTCCAGTGGAATCAAGCCGCAGATCTGGTCACTGTCACAATTCTTATGAGCAATTAAAACAATGTCCCACGGGAAAATAAAAGTTCCCACCGGCCGCGTGAAAAAGTTTATCCCGCACAAGTACTTGTCCGGATCAGCACCGTCTTCGTACTCGACAATATTTTTAGGCACCATCGTCGTTGAGATCTCAGAAACCTGGTACTCATTGACAAACGCAGCGATTCCGTTGCCGTAAGCCATCGAGGTCCGAATCGGAGGATAATCGTAAACCTCTAGTTCCCACTGCGAAATTAACGACCGCGCAAAATCGTATTTCCGCGGAAACCAGGGATCTTGATAAAAGACAATCGGAATATCCCAGCCAGCAGTCTTGAGGATGTGAAGGAGAACGGTAGAATCTTTCCCGAACGAACAATAAAAAGCCGGGCTACAATAACGAGACAATTCCTTCGTTAAAAATTCATCAACCTCAGTTGCCTTTTGACTCAGGTTCATCGGACTTCTTAAACTCCTTAACCGGATACGAAAACGAGATATTCGCGATTTTTCTTGAGTAATCGGCATCACTCTCCGGAGGCACGGTCAATTCTTCGCCGGCCTTGATATCACGGGCGGTGATAAGAACATCCTGACCGTCTACCACGCCACCCAACTGGATATTGGCCTTTTCACCTTCCGGTGGAAAATTCAAGAACTGCGCTTCGTCTCCACACATAATCAAATCACTCGGATAATTGGGATTAGCGTAACATCGTTCCCAGAGTTTCGCTTGTTCCTCCTTGGAAGCTCTGGCCCAGACATGCTGCATCACTAGGTGATCAAAAATCCGGGAGAACTTCCAGACCAAGGTGCCTTTAGGGATATCGCTAAGAGCGAAACAACCATATCCGTGAATCGCTGAAGGCCTGACTTCTACCGGTATTCGAATCATAAAGCTAAAAAATCGCAACGCCTGCCGTCAACCCGGCACCTAAAAGTGAAGCGCCGGCACCGATCATGGCGCCTTGTGCATTCCCCCGACTCTGCGCATTAACCATATTAGCCTGAGCTGTCGCATTCATCTGCGCCATCTGGTTCTGATTCATGAGAGACAAAACGCCGCTCGACTGGAAAAGATCCGGACCCCCGGTCCCATAGACATTGGCCCCATAACCAAGTTGAGCCAAATTCGGACCTTGCACCGGAGTACCTAAAATCGAGTTCATATACGATTGCCCAACCCCGCCAAGATACTGGAGGCCACTAGTCCCGGCAGCCTGTTGCCGATAGAGTTCATCCAAAATCGATCCCTGCAAGCCGGCAGCCTGCTGCATCCCGGTCTGAAACGCTCCAGTAGCCTGTTGCAAAAGGCCGGCTTGCGTCTGGCGCGCCTGCGCGAGGTTACCGGCAATCGCTTGTTGCAAACCGCTCTGAGCCGCGATCTGTGCCTGATTCAAACCGGCAATCCCTTGCGTCATCTGTGCGGCAGCCTGCTGATTTGCCATTGTTGCTTGCAGATCTGCCTGGGTCCAACCCATCGCGTTAGCCATTCGCTCCTGGGCCTGCTGGTCAGCCAATTGAGAAACCCCAGAAGCAAACGTTTCCCGTTGCTGTAACCGTTGTTGCTGATAAACATCGCGATTAAGAAGTTCAGCGGCGACACTTGGATTAGATTGCATCATTCCGCGAGCACTGAAAGCCGCACGCGCCTGTTGCGCGACATCCTGAGCTTCCTGCTGCGAGATCTGACCACCAAGAGCTAATTGACTTGAAGCAGTATCTTTGAGTTGCTGGGTGAGCGGATCGAGTTGTCCCAACTGACTCATAATCGTTTTGCCGGTCGTCTGCCAATCCGCAGTACGCGTGTTAGCGGCTACCTGATCACGAATACGCGCTAAATCCGCAGCAGAAGTCTCCGTACCCGCTTTTTCATAGAGACCTTGTAACGCCTGATTAACACCCGTAACATCCTGACCGGTTTGACGGGCTAAATCCTGTAAACTTTGCACCTGACCGGGGAGCTGTTGTTGAATGTTAGAAAGGATTCCCTGCAACGTCTGATTGGGGGCTGCCGCCAATTGGCCGGCAGCAACCTGTTGCAGTTGATTGTAAATCGGATTAGACGCTTCGACTCGGCCAAGCCCTGCTTGAACTATTCCCATTGTCCCCAAAGTCGCCTGACCAGCTGCGCCTTGTGCTTGATTGGCAACCTGTTGAGCCTGCGGGATCATATTCAAATATTGTTGCCCATAAGCTTGGATATTCCCTAGGTTCATCTGCTGCTCTAACTGGTTGTAGAGCGGCTGATAAGTCGATTCTTCAGCATAAAGCTTCGGAGCGTTTGCGACATAAGCTCCGAGACTCGCAGCGTATTCCTTTGCCGTATCAGGCGCTTTTGGTGTTGGGACTCTTGGTGCTCCTCCTCCCATAATTACCTCTTTTCTCTAGGCCTCTACTAACTCTTGAGCCTTAACTTTGAAATCCTTCCAGAAAAGTTTATCCCAGCTTATAATACGAATTTTCCCTCGCCGCTTAAATGCCACCCAATCAAGTCTAAAAGGCGCTTCCAAACAGAGCTCATACGAAGACATCGCGCCTTTCTCCGTTGTCCAAAAATAAATGTACCAAGCATTGTGCGGTCGAAGGTGCCAATCAAGCGATTTTCCGTCACTCCAGGTTGTCTCGCCCATAAGCAGAAAATTCGGACGGCAAATAATAACCCCATGAAAAAAACAACGAAGAATGGTCTGAGACAAGGCGCCTGGGGGTTCGTTTTGTTCATACCATTCTTTGGCAACTTGTCCGACATTCATGACTTAATGATGTAGTAGCACACTGCGAATGGCGGCATGTTATTGTGCCCTGCGTTACCCCCCGTATTCTGGATATTGGCTGGGGCAGTTTGGGCAGTAATTTGCTGCCCCACAAAACGGATACCGGTTTGGTTAGATGAAGTATTCGATGGACCAATTCCCGGCGCATTCCACGCACCACCTGAGCTAACGCTGAATTGATTCGCGGCTGGGTAAATGGTGTGAGAATGACCAGGATCGTTGAAGGTGTGATCGTGCCAATCGCATAAATGAGCGTGTCCAATATCTGTATGGCCATGTGTCGCTAATTCTGCAATTGAAAGCGCATGATTTTCCTCGCCCCCGAGGCTGCCGAAAGCGCGGCCCGTGATTCCCCCGACGGGAGCTGTAACATAACCAATTGGCGCTCTACCCCTGAAATCCGGTAAATTAAAAGTGTTAACATTATCGCCAGGACCCCAATAAGTTCCGATCGCCGCAAAAAGTGCGGCATAAGTTGTTCGTGAAACCTGTGTACCATCGCAAACAAACCAGCCACCAGGAATATTTGGTCCGCCAAAAATATGAATTGTACCCGGAGCGATGATCAGATTGACGAGAGCGTCGGAAAGTTTCGCGAGAGTAACCGCTTTATCTTGAATCGAAGCCGTATCGACCTGATGAACACTGTCGAGTAGATAGCCAATTACGCCGGCTTGATCGACCGTTTTAAGCCTCCCATCAACCGCAAGCCCCACGGCTCGCGTGTTACCACTTGTGCCACGTTTAAACCCGAGCGCCGGAAAATATCCGTCGTTAGCTTTATTCGCTTCAGTCCCCTCAACGATGACACCAGAACTTTCAGCCGATCCGGCGCCGACAACGGTATCCACCGCGTGATCGATAATTCCGACAGCCGTATCACCGGCTTTATTGACCGGCGTATAACCAAGAGCTCCGATAACAGCATTACCACTAGTCGTGACACTAGCCCCGCTGTTTATGACCGTACCGGAGGCGGCATTGCCAGCAGCACCCGTATTGGTTGCCGTAACGACATTGCCGGCCACGCTCACAGTTGCGTAACTTCCGGCTCCCGCAATCGAGAGAACTAAGCCAGCCGAAATTCCGGTGACACTCGTCATCGTAATAGCGACATTGGAATTCACGGCAGGAGTCGTGAAACCGGCTGAGGTAGTGGTCGATATCCCTGGGTCCAGGTTTGCAGCCTTGATTTGGCCCACCCCAATATCGCCACTCTTTATTGATTGCGCTTGATACGCTCCAGCCGGCACGACATTCGGAAGAAAAAGCGAAGGTCGCGCGATGCACCCATCTTGGAGCATGGTTGAATCCACTGATGGCGCCGTAACAAACAACGACGTATCGTCAACAAACTCGGTTGCGACTTCCCCAATCTGCATTTTCAACCGGCTAAAAAGGACATTCTTCGCTGGATCATTAATGGCACCCGCCGGCAATTGAATCGCTACCACCAACCCGTTGGCAACATTGGGCAAAGTTGAAAGATCATGCGTTACGCTTACGAACGTCCAGATCGCATTCGAACAGGTCTGAAGATTCACCGTTAACTGCAAGGTAATGGTGTTGAAGTTGTTGAAGGCATCACACGTATAAACGTTCAACACGGGACTGATCATTAAACCGGTGCCGTTATAAATCTGTCCACTAAACGTACAATTCCGCCGCAACGTCGCACTCAAGTCACCATTGATGTGCTGACCAAACTCAACCGTCGATACGCTCGCTGCTCCCTGAACTTCGGCAGAAAAAAGGCTGAACTGGTCGGGCACAGTCTGAGAACGCAAGAACATCACGGCTGCACCCTGCGGGTGCACCAACCAATAATCCGCATTACCCGTCCATACATTTACCGGACAGGAAACACCGGTTGGAGTCGTCCAAAAAGATGAATAGAAATTACCGTTCCTCAGAAAATTCTGATCATTAACAGGATCCGCCAAGGCAAGGTCTACGACTGGGGTCCCCAGCAAATTGAGTTTATCAGCAGTAAGGATGTCCTCCGGACCCACGATGTAAGAAGGTTTAACAACTAAATCCGCCATAACTCAAATTTGTGAACGTTCCTGACGTTGATCTTCAAAACCTTCGAAAATAACTGAGCGAAGCCCGAATGTTCCCTGCTCGTTACCAATCCGCAGCTGACAGTATCGGCCGAACATCCCGATCCGGTAACGCTTTGAAATTTCCTGTTCCCGCTCAAGCTGAACCCCATTGTATCCCAGTCGAAGAGGCAGTTTCACGCTATAATCCTGACGATAAGCGTCCGCATGATCATCATTGAGGTTAACGACATTCCATTTCGGCTTTCCCCACACTTCGTATTTCGTGCGGTCACTCGAAGTCGCGCGCGCAATCGACTTGGCATTTCCACCATCGCAAAACGCATCGATATCATAACGGGAATTCCACAAAGAAACATCAAGTTGAACCCGCTGAAAATTCGAGCGTGGGCCGCCTCCGAGATACCCGCGAGTGATAACATCGCTCTTGATCTGGTATTCACTTGCCGAAGTCTGACCAAGCAAATCGGTCTTTCCCTGCTCAAGTAAAACGATCATTCCACGTTCGCGATCAATCGCGAAGAGGCGCCGCTCATTATTGTAGCTTGAACGGACCAAATCATCGATCCGGAAATCCTGATCATCGAAAGTGTCTATCGATTCCCAACTCTGCAAAATCAGGTTGTACACAATCAATGCATTGTTCCGAATCGCGTTTTTCAAGGGGATCGCAAAATACAAACGCTCCCGTCGCGCGTTCGCACGAATCCCTGCCGCCGCATTCCAATTTATCTCATTAATAATCGGCTTGATCGCATCACTGATCGGTAAAGCCTGCACCTGCGGCGAATTCTCGAAGATCTGGCTGATCTGGTAAACCCCAGTAAAATCCATGAAATAAACATCGTTCCCAATCGAGACCACTGCTTTCAAACCCACTAACCCTCGATCTGTCGAAACAACGTCCATGGTCGTCTGACTCAAATCCCCGTACACATTCGAAACCTTATAGATCGAATGGTTCTTAAACATTAAAAGCGTTTGCTTGATCCAGGGAAATACCCGAATCAACGAATCGCTTTCACCAAAATTGATCTGAAAATTGGCAAGAAACCAATCATACATCGTGTAGTCCCCAATATCTGAGACTGCGATGCGATCCTTTCCATAAGGGACAATCAACCGATTCGCATAAAACTCACCCGTATCCGCATTAGGTATAGTGTCCCGGCCGCCGGTCGGGGGCGGAAAAGGAGTCCAAAAAACAGACCAGTCCCCATTCCACACAAGCGGAATATGATTGGGTCCACGAAACAAAAAGAACTTGTCAAAAGCCTGCACGAAATTGACAGGGTAAGTAAGTGCTTCCTCTAAGGGAACGAACCGAGGCGCCTCCCCATCGCGCACAAACCAAACCCCGCTCTTTACGGCTACAGCAAGCCACTCCAACCCATCGGGGTTAGAAAAAATCTCAACACCGAAAATGCGGTTATAGTTGGCATAATTAAAACTCCCGGGCATTAACGAGCCGCCCCGCGTCACAAGGCTCCCGTTCTCACTACGCACATTGTAAGCCTCGCGATAGGTCCCCGGTTTCATTGCCGCGGGGTCCCGCGTTTTCATATCAAGCCCGTAGAAAGCATTGTCACCAACCTGGGTAAGAGGTTCATCATTCTGTGCAGTTTTTGCCCATCTCGGCATTTTAACGGATTCCCAAAAGCGGCAACAATTGAAGAATCACCCAGATCACGAACAAGACCGTTACGACCACCTGAATAATTCGCGCATACGGCGCAAAAAACGGAATCTGAAGCAAGGCCCATAACAGCAAACCAACGATAAGAGCCGCAATCAGAATATGGATAATTAAGGTGATCATACCGGTTTTCCGCTAACAACATCCAGACCATTCATTTTTCGATTATGAAGTTCCGAAATGGATAAACCCAGTTTCAGCTGAAAATGCGGTTCATCGACAAATTTCCAGCGTCCGCCCCATTCAAGGCCGAGGGATTCGCCGATCTCGCCACAAGTCTTATAAGCATTACTTTCGCCGTAATACTTTTTGCCGTCCGCTGAAAAAACCCCGATATCGAAAGCGGTACCGAAATTGTGCCAGCTCTGACCACCCTTTGCCTTGGTCACAATTTGCCCGGGCTTAGTCCGTCCTTGAGCGTAAAGTTCGTTTTGCTCCTCATAGGAACGCAATCCACTGATCACTTTAACGGTAATCCCGCGCTCAAGAGCCTGCTCAATCAACCGACAGGCCAACGGCTGCAACTCAAAGTGCAATGTCGCAATGTTACGGGCGCTTCTCTCGTCAATGGCCATTTTAATGAACAAGTTTATCCCACCAATTCGGTCCTTGTTTTTTTACCCGCTGAATCGTGCGGGTTAGCTGGGTTTGCTTTTTAGCCAGGACCCGTTCCTGGGCTTCGATCTTAGCTTTATCGGAACTGGTGACAACTTTAGTGGCAACGACGTTGGCCGTCCGTCCGCTGGTAGCTGCCGCTGCACCAGCTCGAGCTGCCGCCACTCCTGCGCTTCCTGCGGCTGATTGTGCGGCTTGCTCACTTTTTAAAGCGGCAGTTTTGGCAAGGTTGGTGGCATCGAGGACGAGTTGATTCGTTTCGTTAGCTTTGGCAAGGG